TGCGATCGACATGATCTATGACAACACCGGTGCTCCTGACACCGCTGCTGCTCAAGGTTCTACTGCTCCTGCTTTTGGCAGCGTGCAAGTTCCGACCTTCATGGGTCTTCGCGTGATTGTCAGCGCTGACGTTCAAACTGCTGGCTCCGGTTCTTCTACCGAATACGCCACTTACCTGTTCACGCAGGGTGCTGTTGGCTCTGGCGAGCAGCTTGGTCTCCAGACTGAGACCGACCGCGACATCCTCGCTAAGAGCGATGCTATGTCGATCGATCTGCACTATGTGTATCACCCGATCGGCTCCAAGTTCTCCACGTCTGTTTCCAACCCGACTCGGGCACAACTGGAAACTGTGGGTAACTGGACCAAGGTGTACGAAACCAACAACATTGGCATCGTGCGGATTACCAACACCAGCAACCTTGACTGATAGGAGGTAATCACCATGGCATCCATTTTTGAGGCAACAGCAGGTAGCGCAATCGGCCCTACCAACGGCGGCACTGTTACTCAGGCCACTAACAAGGCAACTGCTGTGACTCTGAACACAGAGTCTGGTCAGATCACCCTTGCTGGTGCTGAGCTTGCAGGTGCTGCAGAAGTGACGTTTCAGGTCAACAACGACAAAGTCACCGCTACTGACGTAGTGGTGGTGAACCACAGCTCTGCTGGCACCGCTGGCAGCTACATCGTTCAAGCCAACAGCATTGCTGCTGGTTCGTTCAAAATCACTGTGGCGAACGTCGGTTCTACCGCGAGCGAAGCTATTGTGCTGAGCTTCGTTCTCCTGAAGGGCGCTAGCTCCTGATGGGTTTATTCGCTTTTAAGCGAATGCGGGAACGTGAGGCTGCTGCGAAAGCGGCGGCCTCTACGCCTGTTAAACGCAAGTCTTCTACTGTGACGCCCGATGGCAGTAACAATCGACGCAACAGCGGGCGGCGCAAACGCCAACAGCTACATCAAGCTGACGCCTACGTCGAGGCGATGATCAGCAGCACGGATGTCAGCAAGTGGAGCACCGGCAATACTGACAGCCGTAACCGAGCGTTGGCAGCGGCTACGCAACGCCTTGACCGTGAAAGGTTTATTGGTGCCAGAGCAACAGACACACAAGCCCTGCAATGGCCGCGTACTGGCGTGCGAAAGCCAGATACCTACGTCAACACATACGCCACTGGATTCCCTTTCCGCATCTCTGAGGATTACTTCACCGACGAAGAGATCCCAGATCAGATCAAGCGTGCGCAGATCGAGCTTGCCGTCTATCTGCACAACAATGAAGACGGCATCAGCCTTAGTGGCTTGAATGATTACAAGAACGTCAAGATCGGCAGCATTGACGTGACTCCAGACAAAACCGGATCAGTTGGTGCAGATCATGTGCCGCCGATGTTTGAAAGGTACTTGACAGGTCTTAGAATTAGCGGACCAGGTAACGTTGCTATCCGCAGGAGCTGATCATGGGTTACGGGTACGCACCTACGAAAGCGACGATCATCACGAATACTGCAGCTCAGACTGGTCGGTTCGTAAAAATCATGGCGCTTGAAGATTCTGTAATTGCGTCGATGACCTCGTCTGCGATCACGGAGAACGGCTCCTCGACGATCGAAGGCATCAACATCAACACCGCTGCTTGCATCGAAGGATTAGAGGTGACGAGCATCACTCTGACTAGCGGAACTGTTGTTGCTTACGAAGCCTGATGGGTCTTGCGCAGTCGTTAGAAAAGGTTGCCGGAAACGTCATTGACTCGTTAGGGGCTGACGTGACGATCCGGTATGTCACAGCCGGAAGCTACAACACGACGACTGGCGCGATCACTGAAACGACTAGCGACACAGCGATCAAGGGTGTTGTGCAGGCTATACGTCAAAACGAGGTCAATGATCTTGTGCAAGCGAGCGACAAGCGTCTGATCGTCGCAGCTGAAGAGCTTGCCACTGCTCCAGAGACTAAGGACCGCGTAGTCATCAGTTCTGTTGTCCATCAGATTGTCGAGGTGCAGACGATCGACCAAGACAACACCGCGATTACATATGAGCTGATCTTGAGGGCTTAACGATGGCACGCGTCGGCAAGATTGATTTTGGCGACTTAGAAAGTGATTTCGAGCAGGTTGTGAAGGAAACAACCATGGCGCTGCACGGGAAACTCAAGCTCTATGAAGCGGCGTCAAATGGGGGCGTCGGTACTCCTGTTGAGACCGGAGTGTTGATCGGGAGTTGGCAGCAAACGATGGACAGCCCGAAGCAAGGACGGGTGTTCAACAACCTTGACTATGCAGCTCCTGTTATTGCCGGGGAAGATTTGCCGCCATCATGGGGCGGTAAGTTCCGCACAGCACAAGGACAAGGTACAAAGCAGAACTACCACGAATCTATCCTTGAAGAAGTAATGGAGCGAGACCTGCCTAAGATCATCAAAAGTGTCAAGCGGAGACGCAGATAATGGCTGCTGCTGACCTCAACGCAATACGAGCAACGATCGAAGGACGCCTTGCGACTGAGCTTGCCGGTAGTCCTGTGTTGCCAGTGGTGTTTAACAACATGGCTTACGAGCCAACGCCGAACAGCTCTTGGGTGCAGTGTCTCACTGCTTTTGGTACGAACGAATATCTAGGCCACGGGCTAACCACTAGCGGTTACAACCGGATTGTCGGATTAAGCCTGATCAACATTTTCACGCCTAAAGGCGCTGGTCCTGGCGCGAACCTTGTCATTGGTAAACGCATTCGGGATTTGTATAATCGAGTTATCGTGTCGGGGGTCTTCTTCGACGCTCCTATCGGCCCAGAGGCTTTGGCATCGCCAACTCCCGAGGGTTATTTCCAAACACAGGTCCGTGTGGCCTTTGAATTTATCGAGGAACTCTGACCATGGCCACGCTCCGCGGAGAACAAGGTTCTGTCCAGTTCGAGACTGGCAGCGGCTCACTTGCCAACGTTGTTGGTACTCGTAGTTGGAGCTTCACCGCTGAAAAAGAGACCTATGAGACGACTGCACACGGTGCTACGTCCCGCTCTTTCATCGGGGGTTTGATTAGCGGCTCTGGAACTGTTGAGTTGGTTTATGACCCAGACGCCAATAACCAGCCTGAGCTGATCGAGGATGTATTTAAGGCCAATGACGCTGTAGATGCCAACTTCGAATTGTTTACTACTGGCAGCACCACTACAACGGACTCCTTGAAGTTTGCGGGTATTGTCACCAGCATGGAGATCACTTCGACTGTTGGTGAATTGGTAGTTGTTACTTGCAATTTCGTCACCTCCGGCGATATTACTTCTAGCCTTGAGTAATAAGGCTATAGTTTGAGTGTTTCATTCAAACTCTTGAATGCCTGCTAACGCTCGCACCGTTGATTTGCTGGTTGAGGCTTTTGACCTTAACCAGCGCCGCAAGTTCGAGTTAAAGAACGATGACGGCGAGATTGTCGTCAACCTGTTTTTCAAGCCTATTACACGCGCAGATCGCAAAAAGGCACAAGCCTTGGCGGGTTCTGACGAAGCTTTAGACCTCAGCACGCAGATGCTCTGCCGAATGGCTGAGCTTGAGGATGGTACAAAAGCTTTTGCACCTGCTGATGCTGCGAAACTTCAACGACAGCTGCCTGAAACCGTCCTGAACGAACTTGAGCTGTTCTTGTTTGGTGTTGGCGAGGAAGCTGAGCTTGATGAAGCAAAAAACGAATAAAGCAGGACAGCTGGCTCTATTTTGAGTTTTTTCTGGCCTGCGAACTAGGGATGACGGTCAGCAGGCTTCGCAACGAGCTTACAGATGCGGAGCTTGTGCATTTTGCTGCTTATTTTCAGGTAAAGGGAGAAAAAGAAGAGAACGCAAGACAGCGCGCAAAGCGAGGACGGCGGTAGTATTGACTTATTGCTAGGCAGCCGTGGCAAAGGACGTAACCCTCCTGATCAAGCTGCAGGATGCGGTCAGCGGCAAAGTTCGCGCGATTGCGGGTGCAAGCAAGAAAGCAGAAGCGGCTATACAGAAGCTCCAAAGAGCTGTCGAAGGCGTTGGCAGAAAATTTGACCGTCTCAAAAGCAAAGCCTCTGCTGGGCTGAGTGCTATCGCTGCTAAAGCTAAAAACGCTGCAAAGAGTTTTAGCGGCTTTGGCAAAGCGGCTGCGATTGCGGCTGCCGCTGCAGGAGCGTTAGCCGGTCTTAGGTTTGCATTTACTCAGGCTGGCGAGTTAGAGAAGCAAAGTAGAAGCCTAAAAGTTTTAACAGGCTCCTTAGAAGATGCGAAGCGGATCATCGGAGAGCTACAAGCCTTCGGCGCAGTAACGCCGTTTACGAGCGCGGAGCTGATTGAGACCGCGAAACGCTTGAAGGCTTTTGGTTTCGAGACTGAAAAAATTGTCGATGTAACAAAACGGTTAGCCGATGTAGCTGGCGCAACAGGCGCTGATTTAGGAGGTATCGCGACGGCGTTTGGTCAGATCCAAGCTAAAGGAAGACTGCAGGGCGAGGAGCTTCTGCAGCTTCAAGAACGTGGAATCAACCTGCAGGATGAACTGCAGAAGATGTATGGCTTAACTGGTGATGAATTTAGAAAGGCGCTTGAGAAAGGCAGGTTCAGTGCTGAGGCGGTAAATCTTGCCCTTGTAAAACTCACGAGTACAGGAGGCAAGTACGCAGAGGGTGCAATCGCGCAGTCGGATACGTTGTTCGGCAAACTCTCTACATTGCAAGATGCAATTATCAGACTTGGCCAAAACATAGGCAAGGCTTTAGCGCCGATCTTCAAGTTCCTCATTGATCAAACGACGAGGCTTGTTAATGCGATTAACGATATTTTTGCTCGCAATGCTGCCATAAATGCTGTCAGGCAAAGAGAAGGCGTCGGAAGAAGCCGCAGAGAGCTAGGACGGTTTATGGGAAGCGAAGAGGGCCGCGCTGCTGTTGAGGCAGAACTAGCCAGACAGCGTGCACAAACTGGATCAACAGGAGGGACTGGCCTGCCAGATCCAAATGCACAGCCTCCTGCTCTTTTAGGTGGAACAGGAGGCGCTAGTGGGTCTGCAGCTGATAAACAGGCGGATGCCTTGAAGCGACAGCAAGAATCTGCTGCAGAGTTAGTAACATCGCTTACGAGGCAGATTGAATTAACTAATGAGCTGACGGACGCCGGAGATCGTAAATTACAGCTCGACCATGATATTGCAGATATACAAAAACAATTCCCTGATTTAAAAGATGAAGAACGGGAAAAACTAGAAGATCTCCTTAGGAAATTACATGCGGCCGAAGAAGCAGAGATTGCAAGAGCCGATGCCGCAGATCAGGCTCGTGAGGCAGCAGAAGCAGCAAGGAAGGCACAAGAAGCCGATCCACTGTTCCAAATGCAGCAAAAGTTCGAGGAGTTAATCAAACTTGAGAACCAAGTTGCTGCAGGTGCAACCGCAATCGGCAACGCGTTTGCTAACTCGTTTAAGGGCGTGATTACTGGCAGCAAAACAGCACAGGAAGCATTAGCCGACATGATGGCGTCCGTTGCTGAGCATTTCTTAGATATGGCTGCACAGATCATTGCCCAGCAGATCGCAATGATCATTTACGGCACGATCATGAAGGCGCTTGGCGTCAGTATGGGTGGTGGTGGTGCAGAGTCAGCTGGGGGTAGTTTTGCGGGTGTGCCCAACTCGACGTTGGATTCAGTGTTGCCTAGCACAAGCAGCTTGGCTGATGCCGCAGTTATGCCTGGTTTTGCAAGTGGCGGCTATGTTTCCGGTCCAACTCGCGCTCTTGTCGGTGAAGGTGGTGAGCCTGAATACATCATTCCCGAAAGCAAAATGCGTGAAAGCATGGCGCGTTATTCACGCGGTGCTCGTGGTGGTTCTGTCATCCCTGAAAGCGGTGCTGGCGGCACTAGCGAAGATGGTGGCGGGCTTGCAGTTGCCGCACCAATCGACGTTCGTTACACCGTGGAACGTATCAACAGCGTTGACTATGTAACGGCTGATCAGTTCCAGAATGGCATGAGGCAAGCTGCTAATCAGGGTGCTAAACAGGGTGAGCAACAAACATTAAAGCGGTTGCAAATGAGCAGCGGCACTCGTAAGAGGTTAGGAATGTGACGCAGTTCGCTTTTGGTCATGTTCTTAGGATTACGCCCAAGGACACTGTCGCTTTCCGCTATCAAAACTTTTTTATTGGCAAGGAGCTGACGCATAAGGGCGATAAGTATCAGTTTGCGCCTTTTGGCTTTTCAGGCGTTACTGTCAACCGCACAGGCGATGGTTTTGACGCATCACTGGTTTTCCCAAATAACGACTTAACACGCCGTTGGGGCGTTGAGGCGATCAATGAAAGCTATTTGATGGAGGTCGAAGTCTTAATTATCGAAGACTCTGATCCAACTTCTGGTCTTGCAGCAACGCATACGACTGCTCATACCTACACCGGCGTCGTGACTG